TAAGTTTATGTGACTACTTCTATATAGAAATAGAATTAAATATTATTACTAGTTATAAAGAGTTTTCATGTGAAATTGAGAAAAATACTTTTTACCATGGTAATAGAAAAAATGATGAAGGCGTAGTTGAATTTCATGCTAATTTTTGTTTTAATCTTTCTGACTATTTAAAGTTTAAAGAAATTGTCTTTACTAATATAGTAAAAGAAATTCAAGCTTCTATAAATAGAAATGTTTTTCATTTAGACTATGAAAGTAATATTAAATCAAAAATAGACGAAGAATTTGAATGTTTAATGACTTCTTTATTATTTAAAAAAGACTTAACAAAATCTTTTAAATATTTAGAAAAAAATAAAATAATTAGTGAAGAAAGAAAAGATATATTACTTAAGATAAAGGAATTAATAGATGAATAAAAATATAGACTTAAAAAAAGTTTTTAATAAATTGTTTGAAAGTAGCGAAGAAAAAAGCTCAAATTTAATAAATTTACATCAGCAAGCTTCTACGATGTTAGAAAAAGCTTCAAAAACTCCTACAAACTGGGCAAACATATTTCAGGCAATAGAAGAATTTCGTAATGACTTGCTGACAGATGACAGACAAGATAGCACGGCAACTGAATCTCAGATGGCTTTAGTTCTTCCTTTAATAGCATATTTTGTTCTTGTTTTAGAAACAGATGTTCTTGCTTACCCGCAAGAAACTAAAATATTTATTAATCTTGTGAAAGATAACTTTACTAGTCAAAAACAAATTGATAAATTAGAAAGGTTTCTAAACATACTTCATCCGACAAAGGATTTTAAATAATTTAATTTTTGACGTGTAAAATTAATTCATAAATATTATAATAAAAAGTAATATATAAAGGAGAAAATTTTGCCAATTAATAATAATTTAACGCCTGTTAAACTTCCTATGGACCTTAAGTTTGGACAAGATCCTGTCACACATTTTGTTAATAATTTAGAGTCACTCAATATTGAAGTTATTGATGCTCCAACGCGAGAGCAAGCACAAAATATTGCTTGGAATATGACAAAAGCAACTTGGGCTGACCATTCTTCTGAAACGTCATTTAAAAATGCTAGTCCTGAAGAAGCTTCTGCTAATCTGCAAGATGTCTTAAACTTTAGAGCACTACCAACTCCTATGGAGTGCTTAGGTTTTACTTTTAAGATTAGCGGAATTGATACACAAACTGTGACACATTTAATTCGTCACCGCGCTGGATCGTTTGCAGCTCAATGTACAGGAGACAGAGACTTAAGGAATGATAGAGCACTTGTGCCTGAGTCTATAGAAAATTCAAGTGCTGACGAAAATGATTTTTATGACAGGTATGTTGATATTGTAAGACAAGCAAAACAATTATATTCAGACATGGTTGATAGCAAAAAAGTTTCTATGATGGACGCTAGAGTTATTTTACCTAAGTGTATGGAAACTTTTTATATTGCAAGATTTAATCTTAAAGATTTGATTGGATTTATCAAACAAAGACAAGATGTCCAGATTCAACCTGAAGTTGATAATATCTTGGCAACTAGAATTGCAAGGCTTATTGTAGAAAGAATTCCTGAAGTTGCAACTTGTCTAGACTTTACAAAGCCTGATATGCATTATGTTCGAACATTTAGAGTAGAGCAACCTGATGGCTCTTACACATCAAAAGGTACTAATCTTTATCATCCAGAACCTAAAAACGATTTGTTTGAATATCATGAAAATGATTCCATTTATCAGTGTAGAAGAGAGCAGATAAATGGAAACGTTCAAGGAGAAGAAAAGATATTTACTAGAATGTGGAACGAAGATGTTAATGCAATTAGTTATGTCAAATATATTAACGGTTTTGAACCTGTTCTGACTTCGTATTAGTAAGAACCTGTTATTACATAAAATTTAATTAAAAAAGGAAAAGCAATATTATATGAAAGTTTATTTAGCAAGCGGTTGGTTTAATCCTGTTCAGGCTGAAGAGTTGACTAATTTAGAAAGAATTTTTGATGATAGAAGTGATTTTTTTGAATTAGCTTCGCCAAGAAGGATATTTGTATGCCCGCCTAATGCGCCTAAAGAAGTTCAAGATGAAACTTTTGAAGGTAATTTGTTTCACATTAAAACTTCTGACTTTTTACTAGTTAATACTAGAGATAAAGATATTGGCACAATATGGGAAGCAGGATATGCGTACGCATTTAACAAGCCTATTGTTTATTTTTGCGCCGGCTTGCCTTATGGAGCTAAGTTTAATTTAATGTTAGCAAGAAGTGGTATTAAAGTTTGTACTTCTTTTGAACAATTAGAAGAATATTTAGATAGAACAATTAAAAATTTAAATCTTCCTATAGAGCCTTATGATAAATCAATTGAATAAATTTTGGTCTTTTAAAGACACGGCAAATTACAATCATATAAAAAAAGCACATATGTTAGGCAAACCTGATGTGGTCAGGATTTTTTATTTTAAAAAGTCGTTTTTATTAGAAGTAAGTTTAATGGGCGAATTACATTATGTTATTCCTTTAAAATACGTTTCTAGAAATTTTCCTGACGGTCACTATTCAGGAATTTCTAGAAATTTTAGACACAATATAATTACATTTAGTGACTCTAACATAAGAAAGGTATTAAATTGAAATTAGAAAAATTTTATAAGAACTGGATGACCCATAACTTTATAGGTCATCCTTTAATGCAGACTTTTCGTATTTTAAAAATGGAGACTGCAGCAAATTTTGTGCACAATATTACTTTACCTGACACGTCAGAAAAACCAATACACGTTCCTTATGTAAAAAAAACTAGTGATACCAAAGAAGAAGAAAACAAAAATTGTTAGAAAAAATAAGAATAGGTGACTTAATTAAGTTTAACTATCTTTTTTCTAATGAAAACGATAAAATTGGTGTTGTATACTCTATAAAAAAAGATTATAATTTTAGTCAAATAATAGAAATATTATCAGAAAATGAAATACTACAATTACCATTTAATTTAATTGATTATAAAATCTTAGAAAGAGAATAAATTGCGAATAGCTATAACAGGTGAAAAAGGATTTATTGCAAAAAATCTTGCAATTGAAATTAACAAGCAAGGACATGAGTTTGTCTCATTAGACAATTCAGAATACGCTAACGACTATATGATTTATACAGAGAATAACGAAGTATGTGTATATAGCAACTCTATAGATGAGTGGGTTGATCTTTTTGACAACTTAGACTTAGATGTAATTGTTCATAATGCAGCAGTTGTAGGAACAGATGTTGTAGCATTAAATTCTGTTGAAGCTATTAATACAAACGTTTTAGGGACAAAAATAATAACTGAAGCAGCAAACATATCAGGTTTGCTCAACGTATATTTTGGAACAACAGTAATATACGATACTTATGCATATCAAGAATCAGATATTACTGAAAATAGCACAGTTTTTCCAAGAACAGACTACGCTATTCAAAAATATGCAGGTGAAATGATTGTAAGAAATAATGCTAAAGAATGGATTGTAGCTCGACCTTTATTCGCTTACGGCGGTGAAGGAGACATGAATTCTTTAATTGCAAAGTCTTTGTTCGGAGTAAAAAATAATATTGAAAATATTGATATGTTTTTAAATCCAGAAAAAATTAAAGATTATATGCATGTAGAAGACTTCTGTGCTAATGTTTTAAGCTTAATAAGTTCAAATGTAAGAAATGAAGATTTTAATATTACAGCAAATAATCCTTTTAGTACATTAGAAATTATTAGTATGATTGAAGAGGCATCAGGTTCTAGTTTAGAAAATGTTATTAAATGGCATCCAGAAACAGACTATCTTGGTAATCATAGATTAACAAATAAAAAGTTTGTTGATTTTATGAAATTTTCACAGACTAGAACACTTAAAGAAGGAATCATGCAGTCTTGGGAATCAATTAAAGATGCAAGTAAAAATTACAATCCTTTAGTTCATTTAAATCAAGCAAAAAGTCTAAATATAGATTTAAAGCAAATTTTTCCTAAGTAACTTACTTAGCCTTATAGCTTTTTGTTTCGTATAATACTTATCTATAAAAGGAGAGTATTATGCCAAGAGTATCTAATTCCGTAACATTAGTTTGCAATCATTGTAAGAAAGAGTATAAAAAACCTAAGTCTAGAGCAGAAAAGTCTAAGTTCTGCTCAAAAGTTTGTAAAGATGCAGCTTCAAAAAAGAAAGTTAAAAAAAAGTGTTTAAGTTGTAATTCTGTTTTTGAGACTACAACTTCAAAGAAGTATTGTACAAGAGCATGTTATTTAAAAGAAAACAAGCTTGAAAGAATTGATTTAAAATGCAATTTTTGTGGTGTCGACTATCAAAAACCTATAGGGCATGCCACAAAGTATTGCGGTAAAGTTTGTCAAAATAAAGCACAAAGTAGCGGACTTCACGAAATACCTTCAAACGGAAGACTAGGTTTTAGATATGATTTGCCTTCTAACTACTTTTTTAAATCTTCTTTAGAAGCTGACTATGCTAGATGGTGTGAATTTACTAAAAAACCTTATGTATATGAGCACAAAACATTTACAGTTCAATATGAAGGTAGAGATAAGCAATACACACCAGACTTTTACCATCCAGACGAAAATAGATATGTAGAGCTTAAAGCAATCCGTAGAGATAGAAAATTTAACTCAAATTTACTTGCTGCAGATATTTTAAAGACGCAAGGCATTAATATTGATGTGTTACTTATGCATGAGTTTTACACGCAGATAAAACAAAGCAACCATTACTGGCTTATAGAAAACATTGAAAATAAAAATTATAACGGCACAAGACATTTAATATATCTAAAAAAAGCTTGAAACAGAATATTTACTTTATAAAACAAGGCAATGAAAAATGTCTCATATAAGAGGCTTTAAAATATATAAAAAGACACAAAGCATATAGTTATATTCAATATATAATTTTTTAGAGTTGACATGAGTTTTATAATAAAAGATACATATTCAAATTTTGTGCACAATGTTGATACTTCATTTTCAAAAGAGACAATAAGCACTACAATAGAGTTTTATCCAGGAACAGAAGTGACATATACACCACAAAGTAATGCTAGTAAAGTTATATACGAATGTAGTTTTCAAGCATCTTGGAGTCCTGATGATAGAGGATCATACTCGAGTACTAGGCTGCAGCAATCTACTGATGGTGGAAGCACTTGGACAACAATTGATTCAACAAGAATATTCGAAGGAAACTTTGGTAATACATATGATGCTGTATGGCACCAGTTTCACTGGAAATTTGTTCTAGACACATGGACTGGTGAAAGAAAATTAAGGCTAGCAGGAAGATCACCATATTCAACATCAGAGTATACTGTTGGAGATTCATATGACGCGATTACTGCATCATTTGACGTAGGCTCATGCCCACATGTTACAATTTATTCTCTTAATTAGAAAAGACAGTTATGACATACAATATAAATCAGTTTAACTTATTACAAAAAACAGATAATCCTTCGACTCAGACACTTTCTACTTCTTACGAAGAAATTAACGGGTCTAAAGGTAGTCTAGTTTTTTCAAGAAACACATCAACATTTTTATATAAATTTTCTTTTCACGTAGAAACAAATTGGATAAATGTAGGATTGTTTTATAGACCTTTTATGCATATAAAACTTCAAAAAAGTAATGATAATTTTTCTTCAAATATAGAAGATATTCCGAACTGTATTTT